AGGTCACGTTCCATATGAAGATGTATTTATGAGTTCTCGTTATTTGGAAGGTTCTATTTTAGTTTATTTAAGAAAAAATAATATTATAGCTCCTAATAAACCCAAGAGAGATAAGAGTATTAAAATAGAAAAGTTTGCAGGTGCATATGTACAAGAACCACAATCAGGTAAACACGATTGGGTGTATGATTTAGATATTACATCAATGTATCCGTCTTGTATTATGTCGTTAAACATTTCACCTGAAACTAAACTTGGTAAGATAGAAGGTTGGAATCCTGAAGAGTTTTTGAAAAAAGATAACAAAAAAACATATTCACTTACTCAAGATGGAAATGTATTGAATAGATATACAGAAACAGAATTAAAACGTATGATGGATAATGAACAAATAGGAATTGCTACAAATGGTGTAATGTATCGTTCAGATAAAGACGGATTATTACCAGCGTTATTAAGAAAGTGGTTTGATGAAAGAGTTGAATACAGAAAGTTATCGAAGAAGTTTCACGAGGAAGGTGATAAAGAAAAATCTGAATATTTTGATAGAAGACAATATCTTCAAAAAGTTGTTTTAAATAGTTTATATGGTGTACTTGGACTTCCAGCATTTAGATTTTATGATTTAGATAATGCAGAGGCTGTAACATCTACTGGTCAATCTTTAATTAAGTTTACAAGAAAGATAGGTAATGTATTTTACAATAAAGAGTTAGAAGATACAAAAGACCATTGTATTTACATTGATACTGATTCAGTTTTTTATTCAGCGTTACCATTAGTTAAAAAAAGATTTCCTGATTTAGATGTTAAGAGTGAAGATAAAATGTCAAAAGCTATTTTAGAGATAGCAAGTGAAGTACAAGTATATTTAAATAAAGGTTATGATTATTTTGCTAAGAAGTTTTGTAACTTAGATAAACATAGATTTGATATTAAACAAGAAGTTATTGCTAAGAGTGGATTGTTTGTTACGAAGAAACGATATGGACTTAAAATTATTAATGACAACGGTAAAAAAGTCAATAAAATGATGATTAAAGGTTTAGATACAGTCCGTTCAAGTTTTCCTGTAGCTATGAGAGAAATGTTAAGTAAAGTATTAGAAGATATATTAATGGATGTTCCAAAAGAAAAGTTGGATGAGTTTATTATTAATTTTAAAGACAGTATGAAGCTTATGGATTTTAATAAAATAGCTATTCCAATTAGTGTAAAAGGGTTAAAAAAATATAAAAATGTTGATGGGGACATATTTAAATCACATAAATTAGGAACACCAGTACACGTAAAGAGTGCTCTATACTATAATGATTTTTTAAAGTATAATAAAATATCAAGACAATATTCTGGAATATCTAATGGTGATAAGATTAAATGGATATATTTAAAACAAAACCCTTTAGGATTAAATACTATAGCGTATAAAGGTTATGAAGACCCTATAGAAGTATTAGATTTTATTAGACAATATATAAATCCAGAGAAATTATATAAACAAGCTTTACATAAAAAGATAATGATGTTATATGAAGCTCTTGGTTGGGATGAACCAACAGACGCTTCTAAAACAATAGAAAGATTTTTTTGATTTTAAGAAAACAAACTAATATATATGTATATATAGTTACAATTAATAGGAGAAGTTATGAATAAACAAAGATTAGTACGCTTTATCAATAAATATTATTTGAATGGTATAGCTGACTCAGTAGTATTAAGAAGTGAGTCAAATGAACAAAAGTTAGGTACAAGATTCGTATCAAGTGACAAAACATTATTAGGTACAATTATAATGGATAAATGGAATTTTGAAGACGCGGATATAGGTATTTATACTACTGAACAGTTATTAAAGTTACTATCTGTATTAGATGAGGACATTGATGTTTCAGTAACAAAAGCGGGTGATAAAACGATTTCAATGAAAATATCAGATTCAGCGTCATCAGTTAATTATATGTTAAGTGATCCTTCAATTATAAATGAACCTCCACAACTACAAACTATTCCTAATTTTGAACTTAGTATAAATATGACACCTTCAGTTATCAATAAGTTTATATCTGGTAAGTCTGCGTTACAAGATACATCTACTTTTACTGTTATTACTAATGAATCATCTACAAAGTTAGTTATAGGATATTCTTCAGTAAATACTAATAGAGTTACGATACCAGTAGTTACTTCAGAGTTTAGTTCAATTGATAATGTTTCTTTTAATGCAGACTACTTTAGTAATATATTAGTTGCTAATAAAGAATGTGAAAGTGCATACTTACAAGTTAGTAGTGAAGGATTAGCTAAAATTAGTTTTAAAATAGATCATTACACCGCTACATATTGGTTAGTAGCTACAACTGAAGCAGATTAATGTCTAATTATTTATGGGTAGAAAAATATCGACCTTCCAGTCTTGACAATTACATTGGAAATGAACATCTAAAAAGTAAAGTCAAGATTTATTTGGAGAGTGGTGACTTACCACATCTTTTGTTCTTCGGGAAGGCTGGTACAGGTAAGACCACTCTCGCCAAATTACTTGTAAATAATATAGAATGTGATTATCTTTACATAAACGCATCTGATGAAAATAGTGTAGACACAGTTCGTAATAAAGTTAGACAATTTGCTTCAACTGTTGGTTTTAAAGACTTAAAGATTATTATATTAGATGAGTGTGATTACATTACACCAAACGCTCAAGCGGCACTTCGTAATCTAATGGAAACATTTAGTAAACATTGTAGATTTATATTAACTTGTAATTATGTAGAGAGAATTATTGACCCGATTCAAAGTAGATGTCAATCATTTCAGATTATTCCACCGTCTAAGAGTGAAGTTGCAAAACATTTACATGATATTTTAATAGAAGAAAATGTTACTGATACTATGGAAGATATAAAAGTTTTAGTAGATAGTGGTTATCCAGATATTCGTAGAGTTATCAATTCAGCTCAAAGAAATGTTGTTAACGGTAATCTTAAATTAGATACTTCAAGTATTATACAGAATGATTATAAATTAAAATTATTAAAGATTTTAGAAACACAAAATAAAAAAAATGCATTTAAAGAAATTAGACAGTTATTAGTAGACAACAAAATTACAGATTTCGCTGATTTATTTCGTTTGTTATATGATGAAGTAGATAATTATGGTAAAGGTCATGTTGCAGAATGTATTTTGATTATTGCAAGATATGAAGTGTCAGATAGTCAAGTAGTTGATAAGGAAATCAATGCTATGGCTATGGTTATAGAATTATTAGGAGTTATAAAATAAGGAGTTAAAATGTATTTTGAAGCAACAGTTGTATTCATTGAAGAAATTCAAACTAAAAACGGAGTAAAAGAAAAGAAAGTTCGTAGAGTTTATTTAGTAGAATGTGATTCAGTAAGTGTCGCAGAAACAAAGGTAAATGAATGGTTAAAAGATTCACCTTTTGTTTTTGAAACTATAATCGCAAAACAATCAAAAATAGTAGATGTGGTAGAATAATGGTAGAAAAATATTGGGGTGAAAAGAAATCACCAAAACCAAAAAGTACGTCACCAAATAGTGGCAAACCAGAAAAACATATATCAGTACACGAGAATAAAATTTATTATTACGCTGGTGTAAATAGAGATAGTGCATCCGAACTTAATAAAAAACTAGGAGAGTTAGAGTCTAGGAGTTTAACATTATCAAATAATTTAGATATAGAACCACCTACACTTAAATTGTTTATAAATTCAGGTGGTGGTTCAGTTGTAAGTGGTATATCATCTATGGATACAATACTAAGAACAAAAGTTCCAGTTCATACTTATGTAGATGGATTTTGTGCAAGTGCGGCTACTTTTCTTTCAGTAGTAGGTGAGAAGCGATTTATGAGTAGAAATTCTTATATGCTGATTCATCAATTATCCACAAATTTTTGGGGTAAATATTCTGAATTTGAAGATGAGAAACAGAATCTTGATTTAATGATGACTACAATTAAAAACGTTTATAAAGAATATACTCAAGTTCCAATGGAGAAACTTGATGAGATATTAAAACATGATTTGATGTGGGATGCTAAAACGTGTTTAAATTATGGATTAATAGATGAAATTATTTAGGAGTAAAAAATGAGTACAAAACCAATGAAACCATTACCGAATCCTCAATCTGCACAAGTGCAAGTTGATTTAAGAAAGGCAGAAACAATTAAATGTAGTGATTGTAATAACTATTTATATATAACTTCATTTATTTTAAAAAAACTGTCAGCTATTGTATCACCTACTGGTCAAGAAACACTTATTCCTGTACAAGTTTATAGTTGTGGGAATTGTGGTAAAGTTGCAGAAGGTATGTTAGAAGGTAGTGGATTAAATGTCAAAGAAAAAAGCTAGTAAAAGTGATAAACCGAAAAAAGAAAAACCTATGTTTCATAAAGAATCTTCAGCCGGTAAAGGTGATTTACCGAGAAGAGGTATTAGTATAGATGAGTGGGACAAGAAGTGGGAAAAAATCTTTGGTAAAAAGAAAAAGCCTATTCGATCACATAAATCAAATAACAGCAGTTCAAAGCCCTAGTTATTGGGAAGATATATCAGTCGAAGATAAGAAGTCTTGGTCTAATTATATGACTCATAGATTTTTGTCTATGAAGATGGAGTGGGTTAGTTTAGTAAACGAATTACAAAAATATAATTTGCAACCAAAAGAATTGTACAAATTATATACCAACGTATTACCAAAGGGTAAACAATGGTTAAAATATACAAAAAGGAGAAATCAAATGGAACATCCAAGTTGGTTAATCAATATAGTAGCAAATCACGAACAAGTCAGTAAAAAAGAAGCATATGATATGGTTGAAATGTATATGCTTACTGAAGGTGGTATGTTAGAGTTAGGACAACTTGCACAAAAGTGGGGAGTTGAACCTAAAAAGATTGAGGATGCGGGTTTAAACGTTCTTGGTACTGTAGGCGGTTACACAGCAGGAAATGAATAAAACGCTTGACTTGTATACGATTTTATTCGTATATTCAATTATGTAAATTAGGAATAATATATGAAAGTTATAAAAGATACTAAGAATTTGTCCAAAGTAGCTAAGGTTGAATCGGTTATAGAACAAATGGAACTTGAATGGCCAGAGATGACTAAAGAGTTCAAAAGATTACAAAAAGAACAATATGAGTTGTTTTTACATAAACAACACGATTACGGTCCAGGTAACATAAGTGTTGGAACACAATTACAAACACCTGATGAGATACATTTATCACTTACGGGTTTATGGTTCAGAATGAACGATAAGATACAACGGTTAAAGAATTTATTGATGAGTGGTCGTGAGAATGCAGTAGAAGGTGAACCTATGGAAGATGCATTTCTTGATGTATCTAATTATGGAATTATGGCCACTATTGTAAAGAATGGTAAATGGGGTAAATAATGAATCAAAAATTTGGAGATTTATTTCAAAAGTTTCTTATCATATTTTTCATATGGACTTGTATAGCATTTATATTTGAAATAGGATACTGATGAAGTTTCCACTATTACAATTATATCAAATGAATAAAACTCAACCATTAGTTAAAGTAGGTGATTCAGATGAATGGGTACAATGGTTGTCTTGTAACTTAGATGGTTATCCACCTGAAAGAGAACCTGGTACGATGACCGACCACGGCAAGATACCTAAAGGACAATGGGATAATTTACCTGAAGTGTTTATTGATACTGATGGAACAGAACATCGTATTGAAGATATACATATGGTGAAACCAAAATGGTAAAAAGATTTAATGAACTATCTACTGAACATTGGGGTGTTAAGGTTGGTGATAGATTTAAAACAATAAAACAACACCACGAAGTTAATGGAGATTTAAAAGAGGGTACTGAATTAATATTGGATAGTATTGCACATTTTCCTACATTATATAAATTAAAAGATAGTGATGGTAAGATATGGACACTACCAGTACATTCAGTTGAAAAGATATGAAACGAATAAGTTATAGTCAATATAATCAATGGGTTACTTGTCCATATAAGTGGAAATTAAATTACATTGATGATTTAGGTAAATATACTGATAGTATTCATACTTTGTTTGGTACAAGTATGCACGAAGTATTACAAACTTATCTTACTGTAATGTATAATGATACTATTAAGATGGCAGATGCATTACCATTAGATGAA